CTACCCCAGCCTCCGCCCCTTCCGTAGCCCCGGCCAAAACGGCACCGGATACCCAATCAAACAGAACTGATCGAGCGCAAACAGCACGATCGACTCCAAGTTCCTCGCCTTTGCCATCCGCGCTTCCTTCTGCCAGGTTGTCGACGAATCGCCCGGTCCTACCAGAAACGCGCTTTTCGTCTTCGCGAATCCCTTCGAAGCGCCGAACTCAATCGAGTACTTCGACTTATTCAAATCCCGGGCGAAGGTAAAGCTGAAACTCTCCGTCTTCAAACAGTTCAACTTCGCCGGCGTCCACGCCGCGTCCGGGTAATTGACGACCCGCCCCCACGCCGTATCGTTCACGTCGGTCGGATACAGCACCTCAAACCGGCAGTTCGGATGCGACGCCAGCACATATGCGCGGATCGCGTCGGTGAACGCGCCGATCAGCGACGGCAGGAACGCCGCTTCTTCCGGAAACGCCGCCGGATTCACTGTGTTATCCCCAATGAATCGCAGCGGAAATCCATGCGCCGCCTGAAACTGTTCTTTCGTGTATTGATCGTAGTAAGGCATGCTAATGGGCGTCATTCCTGGCAGCATGTTCGGAAAATACCACCACTGCACCTCACCGAACTGCAGATACGGCACGTAGCCCGCCGCGGCCAGGATGTTCGCCATCTCCAAATGGACCTTTTCCCAATATGCCCGGCTGGCCGGCGAAAAGTTGGTCTGCAACGCCGGCGTATTCAGCAGGCAGGGATCGCCGTTCGAATACCGCTGCGCAATGCCCGCCGCCACCGACGGATCGCCATGCTGCAGTTCCAGCGAAAACGCCGCCGTCATGTCGAGGCCATATGCCTTGCACGCGTCGTAGAACTTCCGCGACCAGTCCCGGCACGCGCGGTTGATCCTCGGATTCGCCGTCAGATCTGTCCGCCAGTCGCCGTTGACCGCGCCCGTCAAGTTCGCTGCCGAACAAGTCGCCGTGAACGCGCCAGTGGAAGGTGTCGCCGCGATCGTGATTTCTTCGCCAGCCAGACCCATCGCGCGCGCGAAGATCGTCAATCGGGTGCCCGAAGCCTCCGCGCGAATCGCCGTGTAACCGCGATTGAACTCCAGTTCGAATGCCTTCGCAATCGTCTCCGCCGTATCGCCGAACAAATTCAAATGCGTCACGTTCAGCGTGCCGCCGATCGTAATCGTCGTCGACGCGCTCGGCGCGGGTGTTCCCGCAAAGTCGATGTGCGCGCTCGCATAAACATGTCCCTGCCGGTACATCTCGTAGAAGATAAGCGCGCCGACATAGTGATTCACGCGTCCGCGGAAGCCCAGTGAGTGAATCATCCACGCCGTGCGCTCGGCCGGAATCGCGAGCGAGTGATCGGTATCCCAGTCGGTGGCCAGAGTGACCTTCGGTTCGATGACCTGGTTCGACACCGTCGCAGCCGGAATCGCCACTTCGATGAAATCGAAATAGAACGCGTTCCCCGACGGCCCATTGTGCGAGATCAGCACCGTGTGCTCCCCTGGGCCATAGGCGCCCAGTGGCACGCGCATCAACGTGTCTTCTCCGTTGGCGCGCAGCGAAATCACCCGCGGCGTTTCGCTGTCGACACGCAATGCGATGTCGGCGCCCGCCGACAACAGCCGCGTTCCCAGGTACAATTCGTGATTCTGCGGACATCGGTACGGAATCGTCACGCTGTCGCCGTAGGTATTGGTCGACCGAATCGTCCCGCCCGAAAAGTTCCCCTTCGTCGCGGTCCAGTTCGAACCGTAGTAACTCGCCTTCTTCGCGTTGTCTTCGATTCTCCTGCTGCCCGGTCCCGCCACACGATAATTGCGATTGGCGCCCGTCACCGCCCAGTTCGACACCACGGCTTCGAACTCGCTGCGCACATACGCCCCCTGCTGCATCGCCGCGGCGTACGTCCAACGCATCTTGCGAACCTTTGTTGTCGGCACCGTCACGGAGTTGCGGTCGACCAGCGCATTGAATGGCAGCGTCACCCGCCACTTCGACGGCGACACGCCGCCACTAAACGTCTTGTGCCACACGTCCCAATATTCGGTGCGCGCGCCGTCCACCTGTCCATAGGCGCCCAGCTTGTTTCCGTTCGCGCCCAGTGCGCCTGTGTAAGTTAGCGTGACGACAGCGCCGCTCGACGCCGCCGTCATGTTCGTCGAAAACGTGTTGACGTAACCGGCGATCGCCGCCGCGACAGAAGTCAACGTATCGCCCGCGATGCACTCGTGCGTGTAGTGTTCCGAAAGCCACGCCAGGCCGACGTAATCGCCAACCGTGATCGTGCCCTTCAACTCAAACGACGCCGTCGCCGGCACGTACGATCCCGCGATCGGAACGGCGTAGTTCGCCAGCGGCACCTGATGAAAGGTCTCCACGCCCGCCGTATCGACCCACAGCCGCAAGTACGGCCAGTCCACCGTCGGATAGAGGTCCGAGTCCATCGGAATGCAATTGTCCCGCGTCTCTTCGTAGGTGAGCGTCAACCCGCTCAGATCCCCGTCCGGTAGCGAGCGGAACAGCGGATGTTCGAACACGTTGTCACGGTTCCATTCGACGACGCACCAGTCAAACTGCTGGCGCCACGTCCCGCTGGCCGTGAAGCCGGCGGGCGTGGCTCCGCTCATGGCGGCAATCGCCGAGGGCCGTTCGAAGTAGATTTGCAGATCGCGGTCTGGCCGCAGTTTTTCTAGTGTTTCAGGCATGGTCGTTAGAGTCGAATCGTTACGGTTAGGTCAGCGCCTGGCGTCGACGTAGCCGTCTGGCCCACCGACACGATATCCAGCCGCAACAGCGAGCCCGCGCGCAACGGCGCCAGCCCGAATCCATCGACAACGTTTGAAATCGTCGCGTTGACCGGAATCGTCAACGTGCAGATTTCGTCGTTGTCCTGCCGCAGCCGCAGCACCACCGGAACCTCGGTCGGCGCCTCGCTGACAACGGCGTGAATGTCCTGCATCGACAAGTAGTTCTCGATCGAGATCGGCGGCACCGCATCGTCTTCGATGGCCAGATATCCCTCGACCTGCAAGTTCAACTGGCCGCCGTTCAACGTACGCAAACCGAACTCGGTCGTGCCCGTGAAGTGGCGTCGATCCACCGGACTATCGCCCCACGCATTTGTCACGAACAGATCCGCGCCACCCACACGCGCATTCGGCAAGAACACGGTGTAGCGGAACGAACCGCTCGCCGGCGAGCCGAAGAAGTCCCGCGAAAACGGCACGATCTCGGTGTGCGCCCGCAGCGTGTAGACCAGGTCTCCGCTCGCATGCGCGCCGGCCGTTGTCCCATGGGAACCGCGTGTGATCGACAGCAACGTCCCGCCCGCGGCCACCGCATCCACTCGCACGATCTCGTCGTCGATCTGCAGGTACGCACCGGCCACAACTCCCGCCGCGCTCACCGTCATCGTCGTCTGAGTATCGTCGATTGCCACCGTGAGCGTTAATGCCGAGGGGCTCTGCAACTCATCCCAGTAGCGCAGCATCAACGTGCCCGCCGCGATGCTCCGCGTGTTGGCGAGTGTCGGAAATCCGATGCCCAGCAGCGAGATCGTTCCGTCGCCATTGGTCTGCATCGCAAACGAAGGTTTCGGCGGTACATCGTCGTCCAACAATAACCCCGACGCTCCCAGCACCCGCCATCGCGTAACCGGACACAACTCAAACGGGCACTCCTTGTCGCTGGCGTTCGCCGACCGCCCCGAGATCTGCACCGTCATTCCCTCGCGGTTCGGTATCGCGAACGTCACCGGACTCGTCGCCGACGACGCTCCGAAATTCCAACTCGGTTCGGCCACCGCGAACTTGCTCGTCGAGTCCGGAATTACGGCCCAGTCCCGCTCCAGCACCAGCGTCGTCGCCGAGTTGGAATCGATCCGCCGCTCCTGCGCTTGGCCCTTGCCGGCCGTGATGCGCACGACCTGCCCGCGATACTCGTTTACGAGCATCGCGAGCGTCGTGTTCCCCACCGTATTCGCAGTGGCGATCGTCGCCGTCTGCGGGCCCTGCAACTCCCAACGCCAATGAAAATTCGCATGCGAATAGTTCTCGTCCGGCGGCGCCAGCAATCCTTCGGCCGCTCCCGTGTCCGTGTACGAAGTCGCCACGCTCACACCGGAAGCGATGCGATGCAACTCCTGCGGACTCGGTCCTCGATAAACGTGAAACGACGCCGTATTCGCCGCAAAACTCAAGCTCTGCAGCGTCACGCGATTCGTGTTCGTCCCCGATGGAATTACCGCGCGCACAATGAACGAAAGGCCGCTTTCCACGCCATCGGCGTCCACGCCCGTCACCGCGTAGTAGAGCGCCTGATCGCCCTTCAACGTGCCGCCAGTGGCCTGCGATAGAGCTGAGAATCCCAACAACGGAATCCCGGCGCGGCTCGCCGACGGCTTCGACGGCGCCGTGAATTCGACCGTTAAACGCGTCTGCGCCGATCCGTCGGTCTGCTCTTCATACGTCTCCGTCACGCCGAACTGAGCGATCCCATCGCTATCGAGCACGGTGCCGCCCAACGGCCTTGGCAGTCCCTGTTCATACTTCGGTTGACGCCCCGTTGACTCCGCTCCATTCCCCGCCGTCTGCACATACCAGACATCGTCGTGCCACTGCGCGGTGATCACCGCGGTCCGATAGTTCAAACCCGGCGCAATCTTCAGCACCCGGAACGGCTGCCGCAAGAGGCCTTCTTTTGTGTAGGTCAGCGTGATCAAATCGCCCGGCCGCAAACCGAAGCCGCGCACGCTCGTTTCGAACTCCACATAGAAGTTGCCCTTCACCGAACGCAGCAGATTCAGTTTCAACATCCGGGCCGCCTGGTCGAAGTTGGCGAGGCCCAAAGCGGGCAGGGACGCACTCGTCTCCTGCCCGCTTGCCACCACGTCATCCACTTCCACCAGCGAAAGGCTGTCCTGCTGATATTCGTTGAACGCGTCCTGAAACTCGACGCTGAACCGGTTCGGAGCATCGGCCGAACTGCGGCTCCAGAAGCGGATCTTCGGCTCGCGATGCGCACCGCGCAGGATGCCCTTCGCCGCCGTCGATCCATCGCCGAACTCATAGGCCGGCCAGCCGCCGAGCAACGTCTCCGTTGCGTTGCTCGACGGTGCCGCGACAGGGTGCTGCACACCCAGCGTCGATTCGACGCGGCACTGCAGCTTCCCTCCATTGCCGAAGCTCAGCAGCAATCCCGCCGCAACGCGGATGCCGCGAATCACTTCGGCCGCGCTGCGTTTCCGGCGCAGCGCCAGGTTGCACTGGAAACGGGGAGTCGTCACCGCGTTGCCGTGCAAGTCGAAAGTCGAAACTGGATCGTCGCAATAGAGCGCCGCTTCCGCGAAGCTCTTGATGTCGATCTCGCTGTCCTCCCACCCACTCCGCCGGAGTACGTCCAACAGCACCCACGCCGGATTGTTCGTAAACACATATCCGGTCAACGATTCGTCGATCGCATACACCGGCAGCTTCATTCCCTCCACCAACACCTTCACCCGCGGCAGCGCGCGCCCATCGTGAATCCGGTTCGGCACGACGACCGAAAGATACGCCATGCTCCCATACGGATCGCCCACGGGGTTGCCCGCGCGATCGCGAAAGTCGAGATTAAACGCTCCCGTCCGATTGCCCGCGCTCACCGGGTTGTACCATCCCGTCGCCGTCATGTCGCGGCCGTTCGCGCCCAGCGGGATCTCGATGTCGTTGACGATCACCTTCACCGCGCCCTTGATTTCGCCCATACCCAACAGAACTTCCATGCGGGTCAGATTGCCGTCGTTGCGCGCCAGCGTCACCGGCGGTTGCACCCACGCCGTGCCATAGACCAGCGGCACGACGTCGTTGTACTTCGCCTCGTTGTCGATCGGACCGCTCAAGTGGGAGCCCTTCTCGCCGAATCCGCGCACCAGTACCGTCGAAGGTACAAACTCGACGCCACCGAACCGCCGCGTCGGATTCGATGCCCCGTCGATCGCGAACATTCCGCGTTGTTCGCACGAACTCCGCGTGTAGTCGCAAGACGTGTAGGGCTGCGCGCCGTTCAAATTGCCGGCGCCGCCCGCTTCGCCCGCGGAGTAACCGCAGCGGAAGAACGGCGAGTATCCGCCGCGTGCGCCGCCGTTGATCGCCTCGATGCGCTGTTCCGCCGTCGATGGAAACAACCACGGACACCGCTTCTGTATGCGCACTTCCGGCAGCAGAACACGTGAAAAGTTCAGCCGGTTATTGAACGACAACCGCAGCGACGCCTCGCGGATGCTCTCTGGTGCGTTCGCGACGCCGCGGAACAACACCGTTGCTTCGGTCGCCGGCGCACCATTCTTCACATCGAAGAACAGAAAGCGCACCGTGAGCTTGGCGCCCTTGAAGCCGATCGTGCGGTCAATCTGCGAGTACCGCGAATCGGTGTTGGCGAGCGTCACCGAAATACGCGCGGCCGCGTCGCTATCGTCCGATTGCGCGCGGACGTCGAACTGGCTATGCTCCATCAGCCTGGCCAGATACACGTTGCCCTCGAAAGTCACCTGGTGCGTCGCCCAGTACTCGTGCTGTCCATTGCGCAACTCGCAATCGAACAGCAGGACCGGCGTTTCGAGGATCTCCTGTTCCTTCACTTCGAAGATGGTGGGCATGACAATTCGCTCTCTCGTTTCTCGCTGTTAGTTCGAGCGGCTGATGATTCGAATCACCGCCGCGTTGTTGTTCGGCGCCTGCATCGTCCAGGCCATTTCGTCTTCCGCAAACCGCGCGTTCGGATAGAGGCCCGCGCGCGATGTCGTCTGTTTGTAACCGCCCGGCGCCGGTTGCGCTTCGGCCTGCATGCCGGCCACGCTCACCGTTTCCGATGGCGCAACGCGCAAGCTGAACGTCACCGTCTCGGCCGCGCTGTTCGGTTTTCCGCTAACATGTACGCGTTGCCACTCGGCGCCGGTCGCGAAGGTTTTGTCGATGACCACGCCGCCGCTGTCGATGCGGAGCGCGCCAGTGCCTTTCACCCATGCGCTGAGGCAATACTGCAATGCGCCCGGCGCGCCGATTGTCTGCGCTACCGCCGCGGTCGCCGCGCCGCCATTGGCGATTGTGCTCGCACGAGTCGTCGACCACGGATCGGCAGCGCCGGCGCTCACCGAGAGCATCGGTCCCACCGTCCACGCCGGCTGTGCAAAATCTTCGCTCCAGCGCAGCAGGTTCGCGGCCGGGTCGACCAGCACGAACGGCAGCAGCCGTCCCTCACAGGCGAAAAATAGCGTTGCCACCGCCTCCCGCTCGTTATCGGTCAACCCTTCGTAGTGCAGCGACCACTCAACCCGCGCCGCCGCGCCGTCGTAGTAGGCGAGCCGCCGCCCGTCGAGCGAGTCGACCGGCACCACGCGCTCGGTGCGCTTTCGCCGCAGCGGATACTGTCCCGCCGTGTTCGTTTCGAGTTGTGGAAAGTAACGCATGTTCTACCTGTTCTGCCGCACGACAAGACGTGTCCGGCCGTTGTGAAATCCATCGAATTCGAAAAACGCTTCGGGGTTCTCGATCGAGCAACCGTCGTAGCCGGTGGCGTCCCACGGATCGGTGAACGTGAACGTGCCGTAGCCGCCCTGTTCGGCAAGAAAGAATCGCTCGATCGCATCCAGCTCTTCTTCGTCCAGCGCCGTCAACTGCACAACCCATGTGCGCAGCGGTTCGCCGAAGTCGCGAAAACGCTGCTCGCTGCCGTCGACAAAATCGAACACCTGCGTCAAATAGCGAACCTCGCGCGCGATTGGATACTGGGCCACCGCGCCTGTCTTCAGTCGGGGAAACTCATTCATGGCCCGCTCCTAGATCTCGCTGACAACGTCGCTGACGTTGTGCGAATGCAGCATCGCCTCGCGCACCGCGCTCGCGATATCGTCGCGGCGATCCATGAACGATTGGCTGTCCATCGCCTGCACATTCACCGTGATCGCCGTGGCCGCCGGTGACGCCGTGGCCGCCGGCCGCATCAACGGCGCGGGCACGCTGTCCTCGACGCGCCGCACGCGATCGCCGGCGCCGCGGTCGACAACGTACGACTCGCCGTTCTTGCTCAGTCCGATCTCGGTGCGAATAGGCGCGGGCAGTTCGAACTTCTCCAGCGCCGGGACCTCCCGCTTCGCACCGCGATTGCCGAACAACCGCAGCAATCCCTTCACCAGGGGCGCCAGCGTCAGCCCGCTGCCGATTGTCTTTAAGGCTCCAATCGCCGGGTTGCCCGGCGCTTCGCTCAACACTTTCGGCGACGGCACGCGGCCCGTTCGCTGCAAGCTTTCGAGCAATGTGAAAATTTCATCGATTGCCATGATTCCTCTCCTGCGTTAACTCGCTCTCCAACACCGTGAACGCTTCAACGGTTTTTGCCGCGAAGCCCCGCAAATCGCCCTTGCCGCTCATGCGCCAGACGTGATGTTCCTCAAGAACCGTCACGCTGCCGGCGCGCACCAACGACACCGGGCACTCCGTCGTGACGACAGGTCCTCGCGCCCAAACGGGCCGCTCGGCGCCACGCTCGGCGCACGGCAAAAAGCCGCACCGGCGTTGTCGTTCCAGGCCCTTCTTCCGGCACTCGTCGCACTTCCACGCGGCCTGGTTGGCGAACTGGAAATGAAAGGCGACGATTAGTTTTTTCGTTCGTCCTCGTTCAGGAACAACTCGGCGTGGACGGCGTCGGCCATCTCGCGCGCAAGCCCGTCGGGGCCGCTAGCGATCATCGACTCCACACACGCCGGCTTCGAGTCGATCATCAGTCCTTCGATCGCCTCGATGCCCCATCGCATGTAGATCGCATCCACCGCCGCGCGAATTGCCGCCGCTTCCACCGCGTCGTCGATCCCGTTGCCGGCCGCGTGAAACTCCAGCGCGCGTCCCGCTTCGCGAATCTGTTTGACCAACTCCATGCGCCGCGCCAGGCTCAACCGCCTCACGCGGAATCGCACGCCCGGGCAGGCCTGCGATTCCTTCGTCACGATGCTTGTGTACTCCATGGCGTTAGGCGAATGCGATTCGGATTTCGTCGTCCACCGAGCCCTGTGCCTGGCTCAATGCGAAGTTCCACTCCAGCCGCGGCTGCCGGTCGTCGAATTCCGGAACTTCCGGCACAACCGCGGGTAAATAGATGCCGCACAACTGGCCCGCCGATTGCCCGAGCTGAATCATCAGGCTGATCGGCTCGCGGTTTTTCGCCGCCTGATACAGCCCGATCGTCGCCGCGTCGTCCTTCTCGTAGAGACGGAACTTCACGCCCACTTCGCGCTCGCCCGCCGCCACGCACGTCGGACCCGTGTAGCCGAATTCGCGCTTGCGCATGTCGATGTTGTTGGTCACCTCGACTTCGGCTTCGGTCAGCGTGAAGAACTGCGCCGGCGAAATGCCCATCCATACCTGGCCGATATGACCGGGAATGATGTCGTAATCGACCGGCCCGAGAGTTGGTTCAACCGGGTACGCCGTCAACCCGCCCAAGCCCGAAGCAAACGTCGCGCTGTCGATCAGCTCCTTGGCTTCGCCGTTGAAGGCGAACTCGTGATAGTCGCTGTTCACTTTGATGCGCATGCGGTCCACCGCGGCGCCGCTCAGCAGCCGTTGCACCGCGGTCGCGGGGCTCCAGTAGTCGAACACGTTCACGCTCGGCAGTTGTGTCGCGGGCGAATAGGTGATGGTCGGATTCAACGGCGAACCCGCCGAAGGCGCCAGCGTGAACGGCGCGTTGAGGTCGATCGACGTCGCGCTCAACACCGTTTCCACGAACCGGATCTCGCCGCCGAAGCTCACCGCTTGGCCGGCGCTGAGTCCGTGACTCGCTCCAAAAGTCACCTGCTTGCCGCTTGTCGAAGCGACGGTGCCGCCGCTCGCAATCACCGGCGCAGCGCCCAGCGCGCCGCGGATCAGCGGACCGTAGGACGGCTCCGCCGCCACGTTCGGCCAGTTGGTCATGTAGGTTTCCAACTGATACCGGGTGCGCGTGCGCGCGCCGGTTGGAATGCCGCCTCGCGTGCGGCTGCCGGTTTTGTCGCGCCGCGGCCCCTGGGTCGTTTCATGTTGAATACCGAGGCGAATCGCCGGGATGCGATTTGCCGCGGTGATCGCAGCTACCGTGCCGAACGACGGCTCCAGCGCCGCGTAGAAACGGTTCTGATTGGAAGAAATATAACAAGCCATGTCAGTGCCTTCCCGCGTCTCTTTCTAGACGCTCACCTGAACCTCGAAGCTCACCTTCGCGGTCTGGAGAAAATTCTTTCCGCCGTGTTTGACGGGTTGAAACGTTACTGTGTAGCCGCCGGTATAAAACATCCCTTGGCCCCAATCGCCGCGGTTGGAGTCGAGCACATCGGTCAGTGCGTCGACATAGAGCTGCACCTGTTGATCCAGGCCCTCCAGGCGGTCGTGCGTCACGCGGACATCGACCGAGATCGACGCCGTTCCCGAAAACTGCCGGAACTTTTCGCGCAGCGTGTTCTGCAGTTTTTCGCAGTAAATGTGATAGGCCGGATACTTCACGCCGGCCGTTTTTTCGATCATCTCCGCCGGTATCGACTGCGCGATGATCTGCGTCAGTTCAATCGATGGCAGGCGGATTCCGTTTGCCTGCGCGATCGCCGCCACGCCCGCCGGAAGCCCGGTTGGAGCGCGCAGCAGCGCCGCGGTTTTTGTCACCGCTTCTGTTCCGATGCGTGCCATGTCGCTACCCTCGCAGCAGCACGGGCACGTGCCGCAGGAAATGCTCCGCGGCCTGTCCGGCGCCGGGCGCAGCGCCGTCCACAAATCCGGTGGAGGGCATTGTCCAGGTCGAACCGAGCGCCAATGGAGCGTTGTTTTGTTTCTTCAATTGGTCGTCGAGCAGACCCGCGTAAACGTTGAAGCCGCGTGCGATCGACGGCGCGCCGATCGCGCGGACGGTCAACGCCGTTCCTGGCGATGTCGTCAGCGCGGCCGTTTCGCTCGGCGTGCCTTCTACGCCGTTGGCATCGGTCCACGCCACGCGCGCGTAGTAGGTCTGCGCGCCATGCACGCCGGCGATTTGCGCCAGCAGCGGCGTTACCGCCTTCGGAATCGGATTGAACACAACGCCGACGCCCGTCTCGAAATACAACTGTCCCGAGTAGCGCGCCAGCCGTTCGTACTCTTTCCATTTCATCTTGTGCCGGTCGTTCAACTGTTGAAAGTGCGCATCGCGAAAGGTCGCCGCGAGCGTCAACAGTACGTGCCACTGCTTCAACCCGTTGATGACCGCGACGTGGCCGAGCGTGAATTGCCGCCCGCCGGGCGCTGTCGTCAGAAACCGCTGGAGTTCGAGGCTGAGCTCCAACGCAGCCACCGTCGCTTTCGCCGTCAGGTCGATGCTCTCGGTAGCCGCCACTTCGACGATCGAGCTTTCGTAATGCGCCAGATCGACGATCTGCGATGGATTGCCATCCACAAAAAGTGCCATTGCGTTTCTCCTATCTGCCCTTGGGCTGTAACTGAAGCGCTTCCTTGAGCAGCGTCAGTTCGTCTTCCACCGCCAGCGCGGCGCGGATGCGTTCGCGCGATACGGCGTCGTCGCGGCGCTTCAGTTCCTGTTCGCGATCCCGTTGATACGCCTTGATCTCTTTAGCGTCGGCGAGCCGGGCTTGTTTATCGGCGACCATGCGCGCGCCGACCGAACGGGCCACCTCCGACACCAACCCCTCGCGTCCCCCGTTGGAGGTCGGCAGGCTGATGACGATGGCGAATGGCGTCTTGATCGACGCTTCGATCTTCGCGACTTCCCGGTAGTATTCTTTCAGGTCCATGTTCTGTCCTCTCGGAAAAAGTTGGGGCGCCGTTGCCGGCGCCCCGTCTGGTTACTTCGCCGATCAAGCCGAGCTGGTTAGCTGCGGACCTGAACGCCGTGAGCGTTGCGCAACACGCCGGCGCCGTAGAGCACGTCGACGGTGAACTGCTGCGCGAGCGTGTCGGGCTGGTAGCTCATCAACACGCGCATGCCGAAGTTGCCGAGCTCGGCGTATTCGGCGACAGCGCCGGTGCCGGGCAAGGGTTGCGGCAGACGGCGCATCGCAAGACCGATCGCGTCCTTGGCAAAAGCCAGGTTGTTGGTCGTGATCGGGCCGCTGCCGGTCTTCGGAACAAACTGCGAACGGAACACGAAGAAGTCCTTCAGCTTGCCGACCGAGCCGTCGATCATGGCGCGGACGCCGGCCTCGCCGGCCGTCGAGAATTCGCTGAAGCGCGGAATCTGGCGCAGTTGCGAATATGAGGCGCCGTCAACCACGAGGTACTTCTGCGCGCTGGCCGGAACCTTCGCGTTGAACAGGGCCGTTTCGGCCGAGTCCACCACGCCTTCGGTCAGCGCCGTGCCCGCCGAGCCCACGACCGCATTGGCCGTGAACTGCGCGTACAGGCTCAGCAGGTCCGACTCGATCTTCTCGGCGATGGCAATGACCGCCGGCTCCATGTAGAGCTTCAGGAGATCCGGCACCGCCAGAACTTTGGCGACGTCGGGAATCTGGAAGGTCGCTTCGGCGTGCGTGTTCAGCACGATCTGCGCGTTGCCGAGGCTCGGGTTCTGCGTGGTCACCGAACCGCCGGTGGCGATGTTATTCGCAACGAGCGACGGAGGGATCGGCACGTTCACCGTGTCACCGGCCTGAGCCAGCGTCGGCTCGAAGCTGCGGTTGACGAGGTTGCCCATGACAAGGTTGCCCATCAAGGCGGGCAGCGCATCGGCCGCCACGAGTTTCACAATCGCATTCGCGATGTTTGCATTGGTAATTGCAGGCATTCTGCTCTCCAAATAAATTCAGCCCGGTTACCCGGGCCGGTTGTGGTCTACGGTTGGCCTTCGCCAGGCGGCGAAGACCGGAAGCGGAGGCGTATCGCTACTCCTCCGCTAGCTGTATCCGGAAGAACCCCCTGCCTCTTCCGGAATCTGGCGGGCGCCCGGCGTCGATGTTACTGATGCGGGTTGAGCGCGAGGCGCGCGATCTCTTGACGCGCGCGTTCGCGTTCTTCCGCCGACATGCCAGGCCGGATCTTCTCGATATCGAAGTTCGACGTGAATGTGCTCGTCCGCTGATTGCCGGAGGCGCCGGAACCGCCGATGTTGCGCGCCGGCAACAGTTCGGGATTCTCGCTGACGAAGCGCGTCAGATACTCTTTCAGGTTCTGCTCGCCCTCTTGGCCGCGCGCGATCAACCGTCCGTCCTCGGAGCGGTGAATGTCTTCCTTCACCGCCTTGTAGGCCAGATCGACCTTCGCGACGCCGAGCCGTTGCAACTCGCCGCGAATCGTCGCGTTGCGGTCGGCTTCGTCGGCCAGTTGGCGGCTCCGCCGGTTCTCTTCGACGAGTTCGTTCATTCGCCGTTCGAGAGCCTCGCGGCGCCGCCGCTCCTCTTCGAGCTCGGCCTTGTAGGCCGGTTCGGTCTTGGCCGTCTCTTGCGTGACGTACTCGCGAATCGCATCCTGAATCAGGTTGCGAATGTCGGGCGTCTTCGGCGCTTCCTGCTTGTTGTCTTCCATGTCGGTTCTCCTTAGGGTTGCTGGCGCGCGATCCATTCATCGATCTCGCGCCCAATCGTCTCCTTCGTTTCCTGCCGCTCGTCGCAGAGGAACTTGAAGGCGAGTTTCTTGAAAATCTGCCGCCGCAGCGTCGGGGAATCGACGCCGAGACCAAGCAGCCGGCTGGCATCGTCGATCTCCGCTGAGAAATCGCCGATGTCAAATTCGTCCATGCCAGTCACACTGATGGCCAGACCGTCTTCGCGCGCGGCGCTTACCGCGGTCAGCACGCGCCGAAGGCCGTCCTTCACCAGATCGCCAAAGCCGCGCAACACCTCTTGGGTGATCGCAAAGTCGCGCTGTTTCGACAGCGCCGACACCGGCCTTCCCTCGCCGGCAACCGGTCCTGCTTGCGAAACCAGATAGCAGACGCGGTAGATCTCGTCTTTTAATCGATCGAGGTTTTCCGACGCGATCTTGTAGACATGGCCTTCGGGCTCGGTCCATCCGAAGCGGTCGTTCTGGCCGAGTTGGACGTAGTAGCTTTCGCCGACAACCTTGTTCCACTCCTTGTCGGAGTAAACAACCGGCATTGCGAACAACCCCATCGTCAGCGCCCAGGCCAGCGCGTTCGATTTGTTGAAGTGTTCGAGCTGCAGCGACGCGGCCTTGTTCATCAGCCACATGCCGTCGCTCAACTTCAGTTCGAACAGCGGCACGCGGTGCTGGTGCGCCAGGCCGTGCCGGCCTTCGGTGATCAGCTCAATCGGCGACATGTCGCGGGCGTCGCCAAACAGTCCCGGCTTGCCGATCCGCCGGTAGGTGCGAAACGTCTCGCGATCATAGTAGCGCCAGTGCGTTTCCAGGACCGGTTCCGGGTCTTCCAGCCGCTGCTTGCGCAGTTGCCGGGTGCGGATCACCACCCAGTCGAATTCGCCGCGCTCGTTGGTCGACCAGTTGATCACGTCGTCGGCCGAGTAGTTGACCAGATAGGCTCGCGTGGCGCCGCACGCTTCCTCGTCGGCTCGGGTTTGCACCGGCCCGCCGGGTTGTGGGAAATCGACCAGCGTGTAGCTGGAGCCGCAGATGAGCGCTTCGAGAAACTGCTTTCTGAAGAACTCGCTGAGTTTGGTTCCCTTGCGGTCGCAGTCCTCGACGAACGCGCTGAAAAAGAGCCGGCTGATGTCGTTGTCGCCATCGATGCCGATCACCGGCTCGCGGCGGAACAGCGTGGCCGCGTACCAGTCCGAGATCGAGCCGATGTAGTTTTCGTAGAAGGCGCGCGCGAGGCGCTCCTGATAAACCTCCATCGGTTCCTGACTGCGTTGGATCAGATAGTTGGCCGCCTGGGCCTTGAACTGCGCGCCGCCGGTGTAGAGGTCGCGATACTGCGACCACAACTGCTTGCGCGCCCGGTACTCGTGATGTTCCGTGTTGATTTCGGTCACGTTGTTTCTCCGCGTATTCCTTGGTTCGTTGTAGTGCCCGGGCCGGAAAAAGCGAGGCCGCCGGTGTGATCCGGCGGCCTCGAGTGATTCCAACTCAGGAGAAAAGTTTAGAGCGACAGTAACCGCTTGTTGACGGGGCCTACTGTGTTAATTCGCCGCTGGCGTTCTTGCCACATCAAGTACCCCAGCGCGTCGGACAGGTGCGTGCGCCGCGGGTCCTTGGTTTTGTCGATGACCATCGTGCCTTCCTGCAGCGTGACTTGCTCGAGGTCGGCGATCAGCTCCTTGCAGCGCGGATCGATCAACAGCAAGTGCTCTCCGCTCGCGCTGCGCAGCGCGCCGTTCATGATGTCGAGCCGGTCCCGCACCGGCGGATTAACGCTCGGTACTCTGTACTCGATCGCCTTGACGCCGGCGGATCGGAAGAACTGTTGAATCACCTTGTGATCGCTCGATCCGGTCGTTTGCATCCGGTTGCCCGTCGCGTCGCCGTAAACCACCACGTGCATGGCGTTGCCGTACCGATAGTGAAACTCCGAACACGCCTGCGCAGTCGTCGCCCGGTGCAGCACGATCTCATCGATCACGATGACTTTCTCGCCGACCATCTGCGCCACGATCGAGCACATCGGATCGACGTTGAAGTCCAGCGCCCACAGCACCGGCCGCCAAGGATCGTAAGTTACGTTGACGACGTTCGCCGCGCGATCGAACTGGTGATACGCGCGTCCCGCCGTGACGTTCAGATACTGCCCGAGCACTTCCTGCTCGAAAAACCGTTTGTCGTAGCTGTGCTGCAACCGCTCGTAGAAGTCGGGCACCTGACCGAGCAGGTGCCGGTTCTCGTAGGGCTGCGCCAGCACAACGCCGTAGCCCTGGACGGGCTCCGCTATGAACCGCCGGTAAACCCAATCGAATCCCTTGGGCGTCCACACCCCGAACCCGCACAACTCCTTGGCCATCGGATCGCGCAACCGGGCTTCCAGCCGCAGCCACGCTTCCGGCTGGCAGTAGGTCAACTCATCGACGCCGAACCAGGCGAGATTGGTGCCGCGCAATCGCTCGTAGTCGTCGAGCGACCGGAACAGGATCTTCGATTTGGTGTCGCCGAAGACGATGTAGTTCTCAGCCTTGTTGAATTCGTAGGGAATTCCTTCCCGGTCCAGAATTTCGAACAGCGCCTGTTGTGTCGCGTCGCGCAACATCGGAAATGTCGGCGCCCCCAACAGTCCGAGCCGCCCGGGGTTCTTATAGCTCAGCCGGATCGCTTCCTGGCAGAGCGCCTGGCTCTTGCCGCTGCCGACCGGCCCCGAAAATCCCTTGAATCGCCGTTTCAGTTTGTGAAACTTCGACTGCGAAGGCAGCGCAGCGTAGACTATTCGACGGCTTCGCCGTCCGGTTCCGCTTGATCGACCCATCGAACTTCCACCTCCCTGATTTGTTCTTCCGACAGCTCTTTATACAGTTGCAGCAGCCGCACCAGATCTCCGACGCTCGCCCGGCCCTTCAAATCGCCCGACTCAAGATGCGCCATTAGCGCCTGAATCAT